TTTTGAGAAATTTACAAGGCAGTTATTTAAAGAAAATAAATTAGCCAACGATATAGGTTCTGCAATAAAAATAAGCAAAGAAGTATTTATAATACTACAATATTACATAGAACAATTTATAATAAGAATTTTATATAATTCGAATTTTTTAGCTATACATTCAGGAAGAATTAAAGTTATATCTTCTGATATTGCTTTTATATCTTATTTGTTAAATGAATATAAAAATCCCTATAGTCAAGACATAAATGAAGAATCCGATGTATTATCTATAACTTATCAAGAACATTTAGATGGGTATATCGATGAGATAGAAATAAATAACGAAATATTGTGATTGACAATAATTAAAATATAATTTAAACATAAAAATTTTTAAATAAAAATGAGCGCTGAAGAAAAAAATAACTCTGAAAATACTCAATCTGTACTTGATAAGAGAACTACTGGTAAATATGCGATATTAATGGAAAGTAATGATGAAGAATTTGAACAATGGTACTATTTTATTAAAGTAGATGGTAATGAAGAAAACTTGAAATACCTACAAAAGCAATTAGAAAAAATCGAATGGGAAATTATGGAAGATTTAAGTACTTTTGACCTTGAACTGGAATATCTTGTTTCTGCACAAACAGCTAAGGAAATGACAAAGATTGATTTAAATGCTTATAGTTTTCATCGCAAGTTTGACGGTACATTACAAAAAATAGATTTCGAGTTTAAGAGAAAAGATGGTAACGAAACAAAGATGTGCAAAGTATTTGATACTCTTGGTTATGGTAAGATCGAAGAATATATTAGTGACGAAGATGTAGACGAAGAAGATTATGAAACCGAATCTACTGATGAAGAATCTGTAAGTGAATCTTCCGAAGAAGAGGAAAGAAGACCTAGTAAAAAAGTTCCTTCTTCTATTTTAAGAGAAAGATTAAGAGAAAAGATTGCAGAAGAGCAAGATAGTAGAAAGAAAGGTTCAAAGAAAGATAAGACAAACTATGATGTGTAAAATTAAAGTATTTACTAGTATATTTACTAATAAATACTAACTTAAGCAACAAATCTAGTTCTTAAAATAAAAATTATTATAAGTAAAACAATTGCTATTACTGCGATTACTATATAATGATTTTTTAAACTATTTTTATTACTTAAATCGTATATAGTATCTAAAATACTTTTTCCTCTACTGTTACAAAACTTTAAACATTCGCTAAATGATAAACTATTATCATCATCCTCTATGAATGGATTCATATTTATACTTGGTACAGGTTCTGGAAAACAAATACCATTTCCACAATGAAAATTTACATTTTTATCTTTCAAAACAAATATAGGATTTACTCCAAGAGCCAATTTATATTCAGAATTTGGAGCTTTATTGCTAAAACTTGGAAAAATATGTTCATTAAACTGATAAAAATAAAGAGGAATTGAGTTTAAAACTGGCCTATTATATGTTATTAAATTAACGTGATAGTTATCTTTTAATCTATCAACTTCATAAATATCATATAATAATTTGTAAGTAGAAATATCGTAAGGATAATAGTTTTTAATTTCACAACTAAATAATTTCATACCTGTAGGTATTGGTCTCAAATAAGGATTTATAGCATAAAACTCTCCTTGTATTTTCCAACCTTTATTAGTTAAACTTTTCATATTATTCTCATAGCTAATTAAACCTCTATAGCTATTAGTTGTTTTATCCAAAGATGTATATATATAATATTTTTGTAATATATCCATTTTCTTTTATATAAAACAAGAATGTTTTTAATTTTATACTTTTAGAAAATATAAAATTAAAACTTAAAAATACCTACTTAATTCTTTTCTTAAATATTCTTCTATATTTTCGACCTTTATTGTATAAGGAACGCGTATCAAAATTATATTATTTTCTTTGCACATATACTCCTTTAACTTATCCCTGTATTTTTGATTATAGAAAGCCTCCTTATTCTTATGAAAATAAGGATTATATTTGTAATGCTGAGCACCATCATATTCAACTCCTAATCTCAAATCACTATTATAACAATCTATTTCAAGATTATAATTACCTCCTGTAATTTCATTATTCAAAAAGGAAGGTCTACTTTTGTTAAAAGGTTTATTAAATATTTTTTCTAAAACTCTTTTACACTCTATTTCACCTTTACTTTCTTTTGGTATACCAGTTTGCTTTTGTATTGTATTTTTCCGAAATAAATTATCAATATCTCTTGCTGTATAAGTTGAATATGTATTACTCCAATTTCCTTTTTGTCTTGTTATTCTACGATAAAAGCCGTAAATTAGTATTAATGCTACACATATACCTAATATTATTTCAAAGCCATTATCATTCCACAATTTAATAAAATTATACATTTATTCAATAATGTTTTTATTTTATTTTATTTTTATTTCATTTCTACATACAGCACATTCCTTTTTATATCGCATCCATTCTTTAAGACAATCATAATGAAATATATGATTGCATTCTGTTAATGTAACATCTGAAATAGGTTCAAATTCTTCTAAACATATTATACACTTTAAATCATTCTTATTTTCATCTTCTAGATTTTCATATTTAACAGAATTAAATTCTATTATATCATCATCGGTTCTTTTTAAACAATCTTCTGATTCATTAAAACTTTCTCTTAATGCTCTTTCAAGGTCGTTTTCAAACATATTATTACGAATATTATTTATAAGTTCATTTACACTATCAGCTAACAATAAATTTTGCTCATTTCTCACCACTTCTTCTCTATAAGTATTTATAGTATAATTTAATATTTCTTCGTAAAAATATTCTCTAATATTATTAAAGTTGTAATTGAAATAATCATTTTCATCTTCTTCATTACCTTCTTCTGACATTTAATATTTTGATATATTAAAATATTTTTTTAAAATCAATTTTAAAAAAAATATACCTGTATTTATCACTTATATTCGTTAAATCCTTTTTGTGGGTCTCTATAACTTCCATATTGGTTAGTTGTTATTAAAGTATTGTACAGGATTATGTCTTTGTTTACATGATTATGTCCATGAATCCACATTATCAAATTATTTTTTTTTAATAAAGCAGTTTGATTACTTGAAAAATAATGAGCATTTTTATTTATTTTTACTTGAGAGAATATAGGAGAATGGTGTGTTGCAAATATATAATTATTTATTGTATCATTTTCTAACGTATTATATAGCCATTTTTTATCTTGAAAATGATATTTACACCTTGATTTTGGTAATTTACTCCATAGCGTACAACCAGCTAATATAATATTTCTATTGTCACAAATTTTAAAGGTTTTTTGTTGTAAAAAAATTAAATTATTTTTAGCATTACAAATATCTTCTATATCTACATTTATTTCTTCTATAGTTTTTGTGTTATTATCGTACTCATGATTACCAGATACTATAAATACTTTTTCAAATCTATTTGAAATACCATATAAAAAATCTTGATACCTTTTTTCATTTACACAACCTATATCTCCACATAGAATTAAATAAGGTCTTTCTCTTAAATTTTTATTTATATTAATCGATCTCTGGAACCCTTTTTCAATATGTAAATCGGATAAATAATAAAATAAATTGTTTTTAAAGTGCATTCAGTATATATATCTTAAGTTTTATAAAAATTATTTTCAATTTTTATAAAAGTAAAAAGTAATTTAATAACCACTATCAGGCATCATAGGTCCAAAAAATGGTGACTTTTTAGCACCTCTTCTTTTTACACAACCTGTACCTCTTCTATAAGTGCAGTTAGGATCAGTTTTACAAACGCTTTTTCTTCTTCCACGACATGATCCTAAAGGGGAGTTTTTAACAAATCTAGATTTTCTAGACCTCTTCTTTGACCTCTTCTTAGACCTCTTCTTTGATCTCTTCTTTGAACTCTTCTTTGAACTCTTAGACTTTCTACCTTTCAGACATCTACCAGTAGTTCTACTTCTACGTTGTCCTATAGCACAAGATTTTCTACATCTTTTAGTAGATCTATTTCTTACATATCCTATTTTGCAAGAATTTTTAGTTTTAGGAGGCGTTGGTCCACTTGGACGAGGGCAAACTTTTTCTGTTCCTTCTCCGTACCACATAGGAAAACAAGTAGTTGCTTTTTTAATATCTGCAGTAGCATTAATATATCTAGGATCGGTATCTCCAAATTTTCTAAATTTATCAGGATGATTTGTTCTAAGCCATTTTAAATAACTTGCCCTATCATTTATTACATTTGTATCCAAAAAATTTTTACATTCATCGCAATTAGACATTTTTTATATTAAAGCAATTTTTTTTATTTTTTATTTTTAATTTAATTTTAAACACTTGAAAATATTTCATAAGATTATGTCAATTGAATTGAATATACTAACTATTGATACACAAATTTATGATAATTTTATTGATGAAAAAAATAAATTATCAGAATATAAAGAACAACTAAATACGCTTGAACAAAGTCTAAAATTAAAAAATTTAAAATCAAGAGTTGTTCAGTCGTTGTTGAATTCAAAAAATAATTTATTAGAACATATAAATGATATTGAAAATAATATATCATTTAATTTTTATGTTATAGAAACAGCAGAAATAATTGAAAAATATAAAGAAATCTTAAATTCTCCTATTAAAATCAATTTTATGGGTAAAATTAGCAAAAATAATGCCGAAAAAGAAGAATTAGTAGAAAAATACATAAAAATAGCCAGTAAATACGTAAATATCACGATAAACAAGAAATACAAAGATAAAATTATTTGTAATAGTTGTAAATCCAAAGAATTTGATATAGTGGATAATAATATTCATGTATGCGTTAATTGTTCCGCACAGCAAGTAATAATGAAAAATATTTCTTCTTATAAGGATATTGATCGCGTAAATATTTCATCTAAATATATATACGATAGAAGAATACATTTCAGAGATTGTATCAACCAATATCAAGGTAAGCAGAATAGTACTATACCTCAAAAAGTTTACGATGATTTAGAAGAGCAATTTGAGTTACATCATTTATTAGTTGGAGATAAAGATACACCAAAGCATATAAGATTTCAAAATATTTTAAAAGATCACATAAATATCTTCCTAAAAGAGCTAAACTATAGCAAGCACTATGAGAACATTAATCTTATTCATTATAATATAACAGGTAAAAAGCCCGATGATATAAGCCATCTAGAAGATAAGTTACTAGAAGACTTTGACACTCTTACTGAATATTATGATAAACACTATAAACATATAGATAGGAAAAATTTCATTAATACCCAATTCGTTCTGTACCAGCTTCTTTTGCGTGCACGCCACCCTTGCAACAAAGAAGATTTTACAATTTTGAAAACTTTAGATAGAAAAACTTTTCATGACGAAATTATGAGCAACATTTTTATACAGCTCGGTTGGAACTTCGTACCATTCATATAATTTTATGCTTAGTTGAGCATGAAATTAAGGGGAAATTTTTACTATCGATTAGATTGATTAAAAGAAAATAGATTTTTTATGTGTTAATTCTAGGCTAAAAGATGAAGTTATGTTTATACGGGTGAGTTTGTGGTTAAATAACTAAATAACTTTTATAAAATAAAGTTATTTAGTTATAAATTCTATTTTCTTTTCATTTTTGAAAAGAAAATAGAATTTAAAGAAATGATTTTATAAATAAAAAATGATAAACGACCATAAATCTGAATTAATTGAAAATGAAGATGAAAATGATCTTACTACTTTTACTTATATAAGTAACGGATTATATTTTGAATATTTTATAGGATATGAAGTATCATCATTATTAGGTTATAAAAGTCCGCAAAGTACTATTACAAAAAACGTATCAAAGAGTAACCAAATTGAATTTCGAGATTATCCTGGAATAAAAGAACCTGAACTAGACCCTAGAACTATCTTAATTACTAGAGATGGTGCTATTGAAATTCTTCTTAAAACTCGCAAGCGTATATCTCCCGATGTTTTATATATTCTAAAAAAGTTTAACATAGATACAACAAATCGTAAGTGTTTGACTAAAGAACAACAAACATTATCAACAATAACAAATGTATTTAAGACAGAAAAATTTGAAGATCAATTTAAGATAGGATCATACTACTTAGATTTATACTTTTCTGAATATAAAATAGTAATTGAGTGTGATGAAAATGGACATGCAGATAGAAAACCATGGAAAGAAAGAGAAAGAATGGATTATGTTAATGAAAAATTGCTTATAGATGATTCTAATTGGATAAGATTTAATCCAGATGAATACGATTTTGATATAGCAAAAGTAATTGGAAGAATTTATCGAAAGATAGATGAAATAAAGCACGAAGTGATAGAAAAGGAGGTTAAAAGAAAAGAAGATGAGTATCAAAAATTATTAGAAGAAGAAAGAAAAAACAAAAAAGAAGTAAAGAAGAAAGAGTTTAGAAAATGTAAAACTTGCAAAAAGAAAAAAAAGCTAACAGAAGAATTTTTTAGTTTTCGAGGAACTCATATATCAAATTCTTGTAAGATATGTACAAAAATACATGGAGTAGGCAATGAAAAACCTGTAAATCAATATGATATTAATGGAAATTTTATTAGAAGATATGATAGTGTAAAAGAAGCGGCTGAAATAACCGGATTTAAAGAGAATAATATAGCAAGAAATTGTAGAGGAGAAACAAATACTACACAAAATTTTGTATGGTGTTATGCAGATACAAATCTATATAATAAAGATGACAAAAGTTATCTCGCGGATAATATCGTGGATAATCTCGCGGATAATCTCGAGGATAATCTCAAGGATAATCTCGAGGATAATCTCGAGGATAATCTTGAGGATAATCTTGAGGGTTTTATCGATAAAACTACCAAAAAAAAAATTAAGATAAAAGATAATTCTATAATAAAGACTGTAGCCCAATATAATATAGATGGAACTTTCATAAAAACACATATATCAGGACGCGAAGCTGCAAGAGACTTTAAAATTAGACCTGAAAGTATATATAGTGCAATAAGAAATAATTTTGTCTGTAAAGGATTTTTATGGAAATATGTTGTCGATGGAAAAATTATAGATAAAATAGATGCTGTAACTCATCATAGAAAATATATGAAACAGGTTGAAGTGTATAAAGAAGGACAATTATATAAAAGTTTTATAAGCATAAGAGAAGCTGCAACATTCATGAATGTAAATATAACTAAAGTAAGGAAGTTTTTAGAAGGTAAAAAAGATATAAATAATTTTGAATGGAAGTTTAAAGAGATATTATAGTTAATACAATTAAAAATATGTCAAAAAGAATTTTATTATATAATAGCTTTCCTTTTCATAATGAATTATTTGGTTTCTTTTTTGATTACGCGCAAAATAAAAATTTTATAATCGATGTTTATTGCCCTTTTGATAAACTAGAATATTTTAAATTATATCAATTATACTTTAAGTTTAACATAATTTCAGCATTTAATTACTTAGACTACGATTTAGTGTTTGTACTTACAGATAGTGATTGGGAGTATAAAAAAGAGTGGATAAATAATAAAACAATTACCCTAGATCATTGGTACCAAATAAGAAACAAGCATATAAAACATCATATACCTGTTTCTCCTTTTGCTTCAAACACATATAAAGAAAATTTTATAATACCAACATATAGTATACCTGAACTAAATTATGAAACAAAATTACTCATAAAACCTTTATATAATATTAATATTGCGATTATGGGAAGATATATACCTGAAAACATCGACGAATTAAAATTTTTAAAATACGACAAAATTATTTTTCACATCATTAATTGTCATGGCATTCATCCTGAATTAAAAAATATTGAAAATGTAATTATACATGAAAACATATCAACTATAAACCTATTCAATATCTTATTAAATTGTCAGTACATATATATTACGGATAAAAATAATTCTCACAATAAAAATCATAGTACAAGTGCTGCAATTGCTTTATCATTTACTACTGGATGTCAGCTAATTATACCTGAAATTATGAATAGGTCTTTAAGATTAAAATCCGCAATAATTTATAAGCCTGATAAAGATTTGTATTTAAATCTTGATCCAGATTATGAATTAGTGTTTAACGAAAAAAAATATTTTATTAACTTGAGAAATAAGATATTGGATGATTTAATAAATCAAATTGATAATTAATTTTTTTATTTGAATAAAATAAAAAAATGAGACCAAGTTTTATTGTATCTGTTTTGTCAGGATTAATTATTTTTATAGCAGTTATTATCTTTATTTTAAACTTTAAGATTTTATCTATGAATACACCTAAATTTATCGAATTATTGATATTAATAGGTATAGCGTTTGGAGTTCATAGTATTAGTCACTACTACGAAGAAATATATTTTAATTTTAATCCACTAACAAACAACTGGGTTATTTATGATAAGAAACAGACTTAACTTTGTTTTTAAAGGCGTTTATGTAATCTTTTAATTTTATTTCTGCTTTCCATCCCAATTCTATTTCAGCTCTACTATTTTCAAATTTAGAAAAGTTTCTTTCGCCTTTTCTTTCATCAATCAAAAAATAATGTCTGTCAAACATTTTTGCTACATCAATAATAGATAATTCTTCTTTTGAACCTAATAAGTATCCATCACCTGAACCTTTTTCTGTAACTAATAAAATACCTTTAACTATGTCATCAATATGAGTAAAACATCTGGTTTGTGTTCCTGGTTTAACTACAGTTAAAGAAGAATTACTTGAGTATTGATTTTCAAATATTCCTATAACAGTCGCATAATTTCCAGTTTTAATTTGACCTTCGCCATATACATTAAAAAAATAACAGATGCAAAAATTCAAACCAAACCATTTAGCATAGTTATGAATGAGTTTAATGTTATTAAACTTTGTAAATGCATAAGGGCTTAAATTTTCATTTTCATTATTACCGAATATTGCGGAACTGCCACTATAAATAAGTTTTGAATTATTTTTTACAGCATATTCCAACACTTGTTGGGTACCATATGTGTTGGATTTAAAGACTTTCGAAGTTTCACTAAAAGATTGATGTATTCTACTATATTCAGCAAAATGAAAGATTATATTTGGTTTAAAATTTTTAAAATCATATATATCTAAATTTAAAATATCCCAAGTATTTCCGTAAATATATGTTACACCATCAGTATGGTTTGAAATATTTCCAGTAGAATAGTTATCTATGGATATAATTTGATGTTCTTTTGTTTTAACTAATTCTTTAATTAGATTTGATCCTACAAATCCGGCACCTCCAGTAACTAGTATTTTCATTTTAAAATTAAGAATATAAAACTTTAAATCTGTTTGATTTAAAGTTTAATTTATGAATTAGAAACAAAACTTAGCAGCAATAAGTAAAATTAACCCTAAAACAACTCCATGTAGGATAATTCCGGTTGTAGTTGGTACACCACGAACATCTAGAATTGTAACTCCGGCATAATTACCAAGCTTTGCGGTTAAATTGAACATAAAATTTTGTAGTACTAACCAGAATACACCAGTTGCAATGAGAAGGAAAATTAATCCACTTATAAAATTCATCTTTTATATTATGAAAAAAATATTTTTTTTATTTTTTTTATTTTTTTTATTTTCTTGATTTTCTTTTTCCTGATTTTCTTTTTCTTGAACTTCTTTTTCGTGATTTTCTTTTTCCTAATTTTCTTTTTCTTGAACTTCTTTTTCGTGATTTTCTTTTTCTTGAACTTCTTTTTCTTGAACTTCTTTTTCCTGATTTTCTTTTTGAACTTTGCTTTCTACCATAATCAGTAGAAAGTGGATGTTGAGGATCAAAAATTGTAACTCTATCACCATCTTGAATATTAACACTTAATGTATCATCACTCCCTAGAATTTTTGTTGTATATGGTAATTTTTTTCCGTTTTTATATATATTATAAAATTTATTAAAATTTTCATAGTCTTTTATATTTTTAAAAAAACCAATTTTAATTAAAAGGTCGGCAATAGTCATTTCACTTTCAATAATAATATCGTCTTTTCGAGCTAATACAGGTTTTTCAAAATATATATACATAATCTTTCCGATTGGAAATTTATCTTTTTTATGTTCGCTAAAATTTTGTAAAATAAATCCAGACATCTTTATATGATGAAAGAAAAAAAAAATATTATTTTACTGCACATGATTTTTAATAATTGTATTTTTCTGTGCAAGTGTTTCTTGTAATAACTCTTCTAATTTAATATAATAATCATGTATCTCATCTGCTTTCTTTGTTCCAGTTTTTAAACAAAACTTTTTACACCCTTGAAGATTTAAAAGGCCGGTTTTTAAATCTACTATATAAATGACTCATAAACACAAAGATTTGTTCAAATTAAGGTTCAAATATTTTTTTTTCAAAAATGGTTCGCGCGACTGGTTTTTAAACTTAAATTTAATAACTAATTTTAAGTTTTAATATGTTCTTCTTTGATATCTTTAGTTTCTTTTTCTTTTTCTTTTTCTTTTTCTTTTTTTTGTTCATTATATTTCTTTTTTTGATCTGATTTACAATCTTTACAATTAGCCGAAATTCCATCTTTAGATGTAGAACTATTATAAAATAAATTTCTTGTTTTTACACTTTCACATCTATTACACCATTTTTCTAACAAAATATCGTATTTTGGTATGATAACCACCTTTCTTCTTTTTCTTTTATCTCCGTATCTTCCTCGTAAATAACATTCTTTACATAATCTATTTACACCATCAGAATTTCCTTTATTTTTAAAAAATTCTGATAAAGGTAACATTCTACTTTGTTCAGTTGTATGATGTATTCCTCCGCATCTCTTAGTTGTTGTGGAATTTATTTCAACAATTTCTTCTTTTAGTTCATTTTCTACTTCATCTATAGGAATTATATTTCTATTAAATTTTTCTATTTCTTCTTCTGTTTCTAATGTATATTCTATATTTAACAATTCGCATATATCGAATACGCTCTTTATTAAAATTTCAAGATTAACACCAGATACACATTCACTATTTAAAGAATATAGGTGCTTTTCGTATTTATGTTTAATATTTTTTTCGATAAGAGAGCTATCATTACTATAAATAAGAAATAAAAGTTTACAATAAGGATTACTTGTTCTATATGTTCCTGACCTATTTGTTATTTGACCAGAAACTCCGATTTTTATAACATTTTTAGTAGAATTTTCTTCCATCCTAAATAAATAAATACATGGACCTTCTTTCAGTTTATATAAATTTTTCTTCTTAAGGTAATATTGATGAGTTTGATAAAGCTTATGATATTTTTTACTTACTTCTTTATTTTCTTCTTCTAAAGAAACTATTACATCTTCTGCATTTTTTAATTTAGATTTTAAACCAGAATCAATCTCTTCTTCACTTTTCTCGTTGCCAATTTCTACACTATCTGTAAAAATAAGCTCTCTAATCCATTTGGAGATTTGTAGAGAAAAACTTGGAGAACACCATTGGGCTAATTGAATTCCTAAATCTGGATGGATCCAAGTTCCTTGATTATATTTACCAGAATTTCCTCTATATATTTCAATTAATTCTTTTTTAACCAAGTTCGTGGTTATATTTTGTGAGGTACAAATATGTACCTCACTTTTTTTAACATTATTTTCAAGTTCTTTTATAAAATCTTTTGTTTCTTTTATTCGTAACCAAAGTTTTGGTTGTTTTCCTACTGCTTTACATAAAGCGGTTGCATATATATAACCATCTTCTCTTAAAGGTATAGTAAATTCTTCACCATTTTCGAGTTTTAATTTGCATTGAAATAAGTCATTTACTTTTTGAAATTTACTTGTAGTTGTCATTTTTATATTAAAAAACATTTCTTTAAATAAGTTATAAAAATTTCATCGGGGACTTGGTTTACTCAAGTTGACTTGAATAAGTTCCCGATACGGGAATTTGCACCACACGTTTTTAAACTCTAAATCAGTCTAAAATATAAAATGTATTTAAAATACGTAAAATAGAATTTTAATTAAAGATTGTATCAGAAATACATACTAGATTATACACTTATGATTGAAGATTCAAATAATAAGTTTTAAAAATTAAATTTAAAAAAGAAAAATATTATTTCTTTAAAATAGTTTTAAAAATTATTTTAATTAATTTTTTTTTTCTTAACATTAAATAAAAAATGTCTAATCTAACTTCATCAAATGTTACCTCTGGTTTTATTGATTTAGCTACTTTCGATGAAATCGAAAAGTATATGTATGGTGGTCCCGATGCTACTGCTTATTTTGTAAGAGAAACTCGTAAATCTACGTGGTTTACACAGGTGCCGGTTGCTCTAAGTCGCTCAGCAGGAACTCCTGCTTGGAATCAAGAATGGTCTGCCAGTATTTCTCGTGCTGGTGATTATTTGCTTCAAACTTGGCTTAGAGTTACTATTCCTTCAGTTACAATTCTTACTTCAGGAGTTCCTACAACTGCAACCATCAGATGGACTAAGAACTTGATGCACAACCTTATCAAAGAATGTACTATTACATTTAACGATCTTGTTGCTGCTAGATTTGATAACTACCATTTAGATTTTTGGGCTGCTTTTACTGTTCCTGCTGGTAAGCAAAATGGATACAACAATATGATTGGTAATATTCCTCAACTTGTTTATCCTGTTCCTTCAAGTGCAGGACCAAATTCTGGATATACTCTTCAAAAGCAAATTCTTAACTTGCCTCTACCATTTTTCTATGGTAGAGATAGTGGAGTTGCTCTTCCAACAGCTGCCCTTCCATATAACGATATGAGAATTAACTTCTCATTCCGTGACTGGACCGATCTTCTTGTTTATCAACTCAATACAGGTGCTGGTCCTTCACAACTACCTACACCATATTCTACTTATATTACATCTGATATCTTAACTCAAACCACTCTTACTGCAAATGTTTGGGCTAATTATGCCATCGTTTCAAATGACGAACGTAAGAGAATGGCCTGTGCACCCCGTGATATTTTGATCGAGCAGGTCCAGACAGCTCCTAGACAAAATTATGCTCCTGTAACTGATTACAGACCTAATTTTGATATCAGATTTTCACATGCTATTAAGGTTCTTTTCTTTGCTGTACGTAATACTACTGGAAAGAGTGAATGGTCTAATTACACAACTGTATCCCCCGTTGTCAAGAACTCCGGAGGTGCTGGAGGTGTTAACTTGTTAGATTCAAGAAATAACTATCTAGCTGCTGATCCTATCGATACTACTTCTCTAATCTATGAGAATACTAATCGTCTATCTGATATGGGTTCCGATTATTATTCTCTTGTTAACCCTTATTATAACGCTCCAGTTATTCCTTATTCTATTGGATATCACTGCTATTCATATTCACTAGATTTTATCTGCTTGGATCCGATGGGATCAACTAACTATGGAAAATTGACCAACGTATCAATTGTCCCCAAAAGTTCAACTGCTGCTAACACAGCTGCAACTGCTGGTCAACTAAATGCTGCTTCTAGCAGTCAAACTTATGAATTTATTGTTACTGCTGTCAACAATAATATCATAAGAATCTCAGGTGGAGCTCTAGGTGAAAATGGGAAGCCTAGAATAGGTAGATGCTTTAATAGTTGTGGTAAAACTATTAGAGATAAACATTTGAATTACCACCAATTAACACTTACTATATGTTAATTGATATAACTACCTAGTATATTGATAAAACAATATGCGAGATAATTTATAATGTCGGGAAACCCCTTAAGATTATACTACCAAACTATTATAGAAATATAATATGTGGCCACGTTAATAGCGTCGGGTATGGTAATAATGTATAATATTGGGCAATCCGCGGGTAAAGAACTTAAAATCGTTATGCAAGATAATGGTTCTCCCTCAACGATCACCGGATTATCGGTCTTAGATGTATAGCAAACATCAATCATAGGCTTAAGGTATGATCTGTCCCTCTCTGAAAAGTTAGGGGATTTAAAACACGTTCCCTGTTTTATAATTGTACTATTCTATTTTTATACAAATACCTTGTATGAAAATAATTATTTCAGCCTTAATTCTAAGTTTTCTTTTTCTAGTTCAGATATTCTTAACTTTAATTTTGTATTTTCTTTCTGTACCAGTTCTAAAGTTATTTTCAAATCATTATCTCTAAGTAAAGTTTCAATAGTTTCAATAAAATTATTTAGAGTTGAAGGTGGTTTAAATATTTCAGACTGATTATGGAATTTAAGATTATACACACTTAAAAGTTCTTTAATTTTCTTTTCAATTGGTTCACCTGAAATTTCAAATGCCTTAATCATTCTAAATTGTTCATATTGACTTTCGCAACTAGTATGCTTTTTTTCACGTTGATGAATGTTACAATCAGAATAACCAAGCTTTACTAGACATTTACCAATATAGGCAATATATAAAACGCATTTGTTTGTATATAAAGACCAGTCATGCTTCATTTCTAATTCTTCAGCTTCTATATCAATTTCAGATAAATCTAGTAATTTACGAACAGGTCTTTGTAATTTAACTTCTCCCTTAGTAAATAATTCATCTAATATTTTAGATACTTGTACTGCAAAATAAGGAGAAATCCATTGTGCTAAATTATAAGCAACTTTTCTATGTATCCAAGTACCTTGGATTTTAGGATTTAGCGAGTTAAGATTTACGGACTCGCTAATACCACCATGTTTTACAATAATTAATTTAGATTCTGGAATATTTTCAAATTTCTCTAATTCTTTTATAAATTCTTGTGTTTGTTTGAGATTATGATTAAATTTTTTACCACCTGCTTTACATAATTCAGTAGCATTTATCATACCATCTTTTCTTATTGGAATTAAACAATCTTTGCCATTTTTTAGCATAATATTGTGTTCAGTTATACATAACTCTATATTTTCTTTGGAAATAATTTGATTTATTTCTTCGTTTTTATTAAGTTTTGATTCTTCAAAACCATCATCAATATTAAAGTTATTATCATTTGGTTTGCTTTCTCATCGGTTTTATTGTATGTAAGTTTTCCATAAGTAATAGTCTTTTTATAATAGAATGCTTGTCTTTAAATCTCAATTAGTTTAAAATTATTTTTTCAAGGCACGTTTAAATATGAAAAAAATTGATTTTTTTATTTTTTATAATTCAAAATTTATATCAACTATAAATGTCTTCATTTGACACTATATTATCTTCATTTCAAAAACTAAGCGTAAAATCCGCTGAATATTGTTCTGATTCCGACGAAGAACATGAAGGAGCAAAAGAATATGATGATTTATTGGCTAATATTGAAGCTTTAAAAAAATGTAACTATACAAAAAATTTAGCAAGCAAACTACATATCAAAAATAAGCATTACTTTGAATCGATTGTTTTTATATCTTCCGATTCTTCTCAAATGGAGATAAAAGAACAATTATCTAAGTGTTTAGAAATAAATCATAGAACGGAACATATCTTATACTGCTTAAAAACAAAAAAAATATTAAATAACATTCTAGCTTATCTTAACCGATAAAAAATATAATTTTATATAATTTTGTATTATATAAAATTGAATTTAAATTTAAGTATCTCACATTTTTAATTAAAAATGGACATTAACATTCAGGATTATACCCAAGATAGGAAAAAAGAAAATATGTCAGTCGAAATTAACTCAGATGGAGAACTAACTAAACTTTCGCTATCTAAACTGGTAACAGATAAAAATATTTTTACAGAATTAAATGATGCAGATTCTTCTGAATCTGAAGAAGATAATACCACAGATAAAGTTCAAAAGACAATATTTAGTTTTGTTCTTAATGAACTTATTTTTAAGTCTAAGATAAAACAAAAAAATAAAAAAATAGTTAAACTTATACATGAAAATATACTTAAAGAACTTTTATTAAGAAAATTAATTCAAGATAAAAAGACCCTTAACAAAAAAATTAAAACGTATTATTATGGATATAAAGTTTGGAAAGATTTAACCGATGAACCTTACGAAGAGTTGGACTTAATTGAATAAACTCTTTATACCTTCAAACTTTAGTTTCAATTTACCTAATTCTTCTTTTGTATTTAGGTGATCTTTGCATTCTGTTTCATACTTATCTAGTAGCTGATTATACTTTATATCGAGATTAGATACTTTATTTTCATATGTAGTTATTTTATCATTATAAAACTGGGATACTAAATCAAAATGATTATGAATATCTTTTGAAAATTGAGATGTAATATCTAAGATATATTTTGCATTTGGAGCTGTACTT